TACAAGCATTACATCCTCATCCTGTCTGACTCTTCAGAACAGGCGGAAGGCTTTCTTGATGACATCAAGACAGAACTTGAGGACAATGCAAATATCATCATGGACTTTGGCTCACTGAAGGGGGACAAGGCATGGAGAACCGGAGTGATACTGACCAAGACAGACATCAAGGCTGAGGCAATAGGCTCCGGGAAGAAAGTCAGAGGTAGAAGACACCGGAACTGGAGACCTGACCTCATTGTACTGGATGATATTGAGAATGATGAGAATGTCAACACACCGGAGCAGAGGCGTAAGCTGAAGAATTGGTTTGACAAAGCAGTATCAAAGGCAGGGGATACCTACACAGACATCATGTATATAGGTACCATACTCCACTATGACTCCCTGCTCAACAATGTGCTTCAGAACCCAAGATATAAGACCAAGAAGTACAGGGCTGTCATATCAGAGGCAGTCAATACAAAGCTGTGGGATGAGTGGGAAAGCATCTACACCAACCTCTTCAATGAGAACCATGAGGAGGATGCAAGGACTTTCTATGAAGCCCATGAGGAAGAGATGCTCCTTGGAGCTGAAGTCCTTTGGGAAGAGAAGCTGTCCTACTATGACCTGATGGAGATTAAGGTATCCGAAGGTACAGCATCCTTCAATTCAGAGCTTCAGAATGACCCGATTGACCCGGAGAGTGCAACATTCAATCCTGAATGGTTCGATTATTATGAACCGGAGCTCATGGACTTCTCAAGTCCGGAGTTCGTCTTTGTAGGTGCAAATGACCCGTCACTTGGAAAGAATAAGAAGTCAGATACAAGCTCCATCATCAACCTTGCCCTGTCTACCAAGACCGGGTACATGTATGTGGTGGATGCCTCCGTAGAGAAAAGGAAGCCGGATGTCATCATTGAGGATGTGTTTGAGATGAACCGGAGACTGAAGAGGGACTGCAAGAAGGGCTTCTACAAGTTTGGTGTGGAAGTTGTCCAGTTCCAATACTTTTTCAAGGAGGTCATGGCTGCAAAGTCAGCCGAGGAAGGAGAGTATATCCCGATAGAGGAGATACAGTCAACGGTCAACAAGGTACTCCGTATTGAGTCATTGCAGCCTGTCATCAAGAACAAGTACCTGAAATTCAACCGGGAGCACAAGACACTCCTGAAACAGCTTCAGGAGTTCCCTATGGGAAAGAATGATGATGCTCCTGATGGTCTTCAGATGGCGGTGCAGCTTGCACAGACAGTCAAGGCGGTAGCATCAAAAGCAAATTACAAGACAGTCCTCCGGAGACGTTTCCGGATGGGTAAAGGTGCCTACTAGGAGGTGTGATACAGCATGGCAAAAAGAAAGAAAAGGAACCGGGGCGGAGGAGTACCCTTCAATCCGGATGTAGATACAGGAACAAAAAGACCCGTGACCGCAAGAGTGGCGGTTGGGGATGTCAATGACAAGTTCTCTGATTATCCATCCAACGGACTGACACCACGCAGGCTTGCCCGTATCTTTCGGGAAGCTGATGAAGGGAATGTCAGGGCACAGATGGAGCTCTTTGAGGAGATGGAGGAAAAGGATACACACCTCTTCTCACAGATGCAGACAAGAAAGCTTGCTGTGACGGGTCTTGATTGGGAAGTGCAGCCATTCTCTGAAGATGAGATTGACAAGGAGATAGCGGACTTCATAGATGAGCAGCTCAAGGGAATTGAGAACTTTGATGAAGTGCTCATTGATATGTTGGATGCCATTGGAAAGGGTATCAGCATCATGGAGCTTGCATGGACAGTAGAGGATGGAAGGAATGTCATTGAGGATATTGAGTATGTGCATCCTAAAAAGCTTGTGTGGGATAGTACCACGGATGAGCTGAAGGTATGCACAAGAGAGTATCCTTCCGGTGTGGAGCTTCCGGAGAATAAGTTCGTAGTACATAAGTACAAGGCAAAGTCAGGACACGCAAGCCGGGCAGGAATTATGAGGGTTGTCTCATGGATGTACCTGTTCAAGAACTATGACATCAAGGATTGGGTGAGCTTCTGTGAAGTGTTCGGTATGCCGCTCCGTCTTGGTAAGTATGATGCTTCTGCATCAGAGAGTGACAAGAAGCAGCTCATGGAAGCCATCATCAGTCTTGGAACGGATGCAGCCGGGATTGTGCCGAGCTCCACAATGATAGAGTTCATTGAGTCACAGAAGACCACAAGCGTAGAGATATATGAGAAGCTTGCCCGGTACTGTGATGAGCAGATAAGCAAGGCAATCCTTGGACAGACACTCACATCAGACAGTGGCGGAGGCTCTTATGCACAGTCAAAGACCCATAACGAGGTCAGGCATGACCTGACTGTAGCTGATGCAAAGTCATTAGCTGTGACAATCCGCCGGGACATTATCAGACCGCTTGTAGAGTTCAACTATGGAAGTGAAGCAAACATACCATTCTTTGGCTTTGACTGCCATGAGGTGGAAGACCAGAAGGAAGTAGTTGAAATATACAAGACACTTTCCTGTGATATGGGGCTTGAGATACCAAAGAGCCACATATACAAGAAATTCAACATACCGAAGCCGGAAAACGGTGAGGAAGTCCTGAAGCCGCCGCAGGCAGGAATGATGACAGCACAGCAGCAACCAATGGAAACAACGGAGGAGCTGAAGCTGAAGCAGGAAGAGGGACAGGCAGAACAGAGACAGGTGGACACAATCGTCTCCATTGCTAATAAGCAATCAGAGGACATCTTCCGGGAGATGATGAAGCCTATTTTCAAAATGATTGACAAAGCGGAGGACATGGATGAGCTGCAAAAGGTTCTGAAGGATGAAAAGAAGCTCCGTGAGTTGTATCAGGATATGGAGAGCCCGGAGCTTGAAGACCTGATACAGCAGGGCATCTATCTGTCACACCTGATAGGGAGGTCAATGGACTAATGGATGTATTGTATGGACTGACAAAGGACTTTGTCTTCAAGGAGGCGGTGGCGTTCCTGAAGGGGAAGAGAACACTGACAAGTGAAGAGTACAAGATGCTGTCTGATGAGAGCCGGGCAAAGGCTTTCACGGTGTCAGGATATACAAGTCTTGAAGTCCTTCAGGAGTTTCTTGACTGCCTGACAAAAGCAGCAGAAGAAGGAACCACCAAGGAGCAGTTCCTGGAAGATATGAACAGGTTCCTTGAGGAGCATGGATATGAGGGCATCAATCCTTGGAAGTGTGACAACATCTTCAGGACTAACATGCAGACCGCCCTCAATGCAGGACACTATAAGAGCATGACAGATGAAACCACAATGAAGCTAAGACCATATTGGAGATACCGGACAGCCGGAGACGGACATGTGAGAGAGTCACATGCAGTCATGGAAGGAAGAGTGTACCGGGCAGATGACCCTATATGGGATGTATGGTACCCACCCAACGGGTTCCGGTGCCGCTGCATGGTGGTGAGCTTGTCAAAAAAACAGGTTGAAAGGATGGGATTGCATGTTGAAACAGAGGCACCGTATGATGTGGACTACTCCACCGGAGAGATACTCACAAAGTTTCCTGACAAGGGCTTCTCCAATAACCCGGCAAAGACCGTATGGAAGCCGGACATGACCAATATATCTCCGGAGCTTAGGAAGATGTTTAGGGAGAGAAAACAGCCGGAAGATGGTGAAACAAAATGAGAGCCTTTTTAAGAGGCTGTGAGTGTTCGGATAGGTAAATCTAAGGATATTTACATTGAGAAGCTCTAAGGGGCGTTATAACGCGTTATAACGCTATCAGAAAGCAAAGGAAAGAGGTGAGCGGATATGGCAAAGCTGATTGCATGTGCCGGACAGGGCGTGGAGCTCTCCGGTGTGCCTACAGAAATCAAAATACTTCCCCTTGGAAGAGTACATTCCCAAAAGGGGGACTTCAATGTGGATGATGAGAGCTTTGAGCTCATCCGGAAACAGTTCAAGGACAGAAAGCTTGACCTTGTCATTGATTATGAGCACCAAACACTGTCAGATGTGCAGGCTCCGGCAGGCGGATGGATAAAAGACCTCTACAAAGGTGAAGATGCCATCATTGCAAAGGTGGAATGGACACCAAAAGCAGCCGAGTACCTGAAGAATAAGGAGTACAGATACCTCTCCCCGGTGGTATTGGTGCGAAAAAGAGACCAAAAGGCAACAGCAATACACTCTGTTGCACTTACAAACACACCTGCTATTGATGGGATGTTTGCATTAGTGAACTCCCTTGATATAGAGGACATTTCAGAAGGAGGAAATATCATGGACTTAAAGGAACTTGCAAAGGCATTAGGACTTCCGGAGACCGCAACGGAAGAGGAAATCAAGAAAGCGGTTGAGGATGCTGCAAAAGCAGCAGAGAAGCTCAAAGAAATGGATGGAAAGAAGCCGGGTGAAGGAGATGGGAAGCCGGGAGATGGTGAACCGAAGCCTGAAGGGGCTGACATGGTGGCAAACAGCACCATCCTTTCCATGCTTGGACTGAAGGCGGATGCCAAGACCGAGGATGTGGCAGCTTCCATCATGGCTCTGAAGGCAGGAGCACCGGATACACAGGCTGAACTCCTTGCACTCAAGCAGCGTATGGCTGAAAGAGATGCAGATGAGGAGGTTCAGAAGGCATTGAAGGCAGGAAAAATCACAGCCGCACAGTCTGAATGGGCTAAGTCATACGCCCTGAAGGATATGGAAGGCTTCAAGGGCTTTGTGGACAAGGCTCCTGTAGTAGTTCCGCAGGGCAAGCTTGACCTGAAGGATGCTCCGGCAGCTTCCAACTCTGATGAGGTGGATGTAGCCATCCTCAAGAACATGGGAGTATCCATGGAGGATGTTAAGAAGTACAACAAGAAGGAGGACTAAGAGATGAACAGAGCAGGAAACGAGAGAACCGGGAACCGGATGCTCAACATCCCTGTCAAGGGAGGAGCAGAACTGACAGAGGCAACAATGGCAGCCATCAATTCAGATGGTTATGCAGTAGAGGCAACTGCTTCCGCCGGGCTCCTGATTGCCGGATGTGTGCAGAGATATTGTGACAACCGTAACGGGGCAGATGGTGAGCAGACTGTCAGTGTGAAGCGTGGGACATTCGTATGGGAGAATGATGGAACCATCAAAGAGACTGACATCCTGAAGAAGTGCTACATCAAGGATGAGAAGACAGTGACCATCACAGCGGATGGCTCAAGTGTAGCAGGCACCATCTTAGAGGTAGATGATGATGGCGTTACCGTAGACATAACACAGGTATAAGGAGGACATGAAACATGATTGTTAATCAGGCAAATTTACACGGACTTACAGTGGGATACTCAACAGCTTTCAACAAGAGCTTTGATACCACACAGTCCAATTATCAGAAGGTTGCAACTGTGGTACCGAGCACCACAGGAGAGCAGGATTACAAGTGGCTTGGTCAGATGCCGGGCATGAGAGAGTGGATTGGTGAGAGAGAAGTACAGGCTCTTGCTGCTTATGACTACCTCATCAAGAACAAAAAGTTTGAGATGACCATTGGTGTACCGAGAGATGACATTGAGGATGACAAGTATGGAGTGTATACTCCTCTCTTCTCCAACATGGGAGAAGCTGCTGCATTGCATCCGGATGAGCTTGTCTTTGGTGCTATGATGAGCGGCTTCAATGAGAAGTGCTATGACGGGCTTTCATTCTTTAATACAGCCCACAAGGTAGGTGATGCGACCTACAGCAACAGAAGCAATAAGAAGCTGTCAAGGGAGTCCTACATGGAAGGAAGAAGCTCCATTATGAGCATCAAGGGAGATAAGGGCAAGAGCCTGAAGCTTGTGCCTGACCTTTTGGTTGTACCTCCGGCATTGGAGGAGACAGCAAGGCTCATCTTGGAAGCAGACCAGATTGACGGTACCACAAACGTGCTGAAGGGAACAGCAAAGCTTCATGTAGAGCCTGCCCTTGCAGAGCATCCGGAGTATTGGTTCCTTCTTTGCACCAACCGCTTCCTGAAGCCTTTCATCTATCAGCTTAGAAAGAAAATCAAGTTCACATCCTTAACAAGAGACACTGATGAGAATGTCTTCATGTTGGATGAGTACCTGTATGGAGCTGATGGAAGAAGCAATGCAGGATATGGTTTTTGGCAGATGGCGTATGGCTCTACCGGAGAAGTAGAAGCACAGGCACAGGGATAAGAAGTAGGTGATTGGAATGTACTGTACTGTTGGAGAGGTTCTTGAAATGATAAAGGATGATATGAAGAATGTCATCATTGGAGATGAGTACATAGAAGATGAGCAGGAGCGTGAAGCTAAGATTGCAACACTATGTGAGTCTGCTATATCTGATGCTTGTGCCGAGATTGACGGGTACCTTGCCAAACGGTACAGAGTTCCCTTCACTAAGACACCACAGGTCATCAACAAATTTGCAAAAGACATATCTGTATACAACCTTGTATCAAGGACAGGTATAGATGAGAGTGACCGGGAGAAGACCTTCCTGAACCGATACAACGCAGCCATCAAGTTTCTGCTTGATGTGGCAAAGGGCATCATAAGCATAGGCGTTGAGGAAAAAGGAGGAAGCAGCGAAGCAGCCAATGGCTTCAAGATGAAGTCTTCAGGCAGGGTGTTCTCAAGGGACAGTATGAGAGGATGGTGATGGGATGTCGTCAATCAGGGCAGAGATGTCCGGAGATACTGATGAGCTGCTCCAACGCCTGAACCGATTGAGCCACCTTGAGACCCGTGGGGTTCTGAACTCCATAGCGGAAGGATTGAGGACTTCCACAGTGGAACGCTTCACGGAGGAGAAGACTCCGGAAGGTACAAGTTGGAAGCCATCCATCCGGGCACAGGAGGAAGGCGGCAAGACGCTCACCAAGACCACACAGCTCAAAACAAGCATCCGGTCAGAAGTGAGTGACAGTGGACTTGCAGTAGGTACCAATGACATCAGGGCTGCCACACACCAATTTGGTGATGAGCGGACAATAAGAGCAAAGAATAAAAAGTACCTCACATTCAAGATTGGTGGACAATGGAAGAGAGTAGCCTCTGTCAAAGTAAGCATACCACCAAGACCGTTCTTGGGTATCAGTGAAGAGGATGAGCAGGACATCAAGGACACCTTGGAGGAAATTTTTGAGGAGTAGGACATGGTAAAGGAAAGGAACTACTTAATAGAAACGCTGAAGAGCTCCGGCATCAAGAGTCAGGTCTACACCAATATGAAAAAGCTGAAGGCAGGAAACGAAGTCCACGTTGGTGCAGTATTGCGAAACGGTGAGACATTCGCACGCTCCGGCTCAAAAAAAACATACATAGACCAAGAGGGGCAGCGGAAGCGTAGAGTGAAGCTGTGGGACAGGAGCACATCACTCCATGTAGTGATAGCGGACACATCAGAGGAGAAGGTGGAGGAAATCCTTGAGAACTTTCTCCGAAACCTGAAGAAGGGAATTGATGTGGATGGTAACTGGGTGAATATCGTGGTAGGTGAAGCGGACTGGGTAGAAGAGGGTGACAGTATCCTGAAGGCGAAAGTAGCGGTACAGTTCGACATCACTTTTGAAGGCGGTATCTATCAAGATAGAGACATTAAGCCAATGGACATTGGCTCTGTCGGATAAGGAGGAATAATCATGGCAGAAACAAAACAGGCTGCATCCTTAATGAGCATTGAGGAACTCAAGCAGAAACTTGGTGTATCTGATGCGGTGTTTGAAGGAACGAAGGCAGCAAACGGATGGAAGAGTGGAAGACAGGTGGAAGAGAAAGAGTTCAAAGAAGCCTGTGAAGCCTTCCGGAAAGCCCCGGTTGACGGGAGTAAGAAAGACAAGGAGGCAAAGGGATAATGTTTGGAGATGTAAATGTAAAAGTCGAAGACGGGAACCTTGGGAGAAGCAGCTCCACGGGTACCGGGACATCAATCAAAATCGGCATTTCCAATGTGGAAAGCAAGTCACCTATCCTGATTAGTGGCACAATGAACGCCAAGAAAATCAAGGAGAAGGTTGGCAACACACCTCTTGCTGATGCCTGCATTGATGCGGTTGAGTGGGGAGCATCCTCAATCTATTGCATCCCGGTGAAAGCAGGGACAGCCGGAACCATTGGAAAAATCACGGAAGACCAAAAGGGATACGGTACCTTTGAGGTAAAGGGAAGCCCTAACAATGCCTATGACATTGTGGTTGAGGTAATGGATGCCGGAGAGTGCAATGAGGGAAGCTTCAGATACTCATTGGATGGAGGAAATACCTTCACAGAGGAAATGACAATACCTATCACCGGAGAGGCAGAACTGGCAACTACCGGACTGACTGCAAAGTTCACGGATGCAGAAGGCGGTGACAGCTTTATGGAGGGAGACCGTTTCACATTCTCCACCACATCACCGGCTATGAGCAATGAGTCAGTAATCAGTGCGGTTGAGAGCCTCATCAACAGCCCTCTTATGTTTGAGTTTGTTCATATCGTTGGAGTATCATCCAAGGCTTTGTGGGCTTCTCTGTGTACGATTGCCAATGACTTCCTGACTAAGTACAAGAGACCTCTGTTCTTTGTCTGTGAGGCAAGAGGAAAGAAGGCAGATGAGAGCCTTGAGGATTATGTGAACGCAATGCTTGAGGAACGGAAGGGCATCAACAATATCTACATGCAGGTTGTATGTAGCAATTCCCGTTATCAGAGAATGGATGGAAGGGTTCAGGACATCAACAATGCAGGAATTGTGACCGGACTCTATGGAAGAGCCAAAGAGTCACAGAGCATTGGAGAGGTGAAGAGCTTCCCTATCTCTGAAGCAAAGCTTCTCAAGCTCCTTCCTGAAGGAATTGAGGACTATATTGAGACCTTGGACAAGGCAAAGTATGTGACCATCAGGCAGTACATTGGCAAGGAAGACTACTATGTGACCTCTGCAAATATGATGTCACCTGAAGGTAGTGACTACTCCTATGCTGAAGATGTCAGGGTGTCGAACAGACTTGTCAAGGCTGTCAGGGCAAAGGCACTTGATGAGCTTCAGGTGGAGGTTGACCCCGGAGATATTGAGACAAGCATCACAAACATTCAGGAGCAGATCAATACACCTGTGGAAGATGCAGTCCGTGATAAAGTCATCAGCTCCGGAAGCGTGACCATTGACACGGAGAACCTCAACATCCTTGTGGATGAGAAGCTTGACATCAATATCACTTATGTACCTATGGGACATGTGAGGGAGATGAACCTCACCTTTGCAGTAGAGAACCCTTATGCAGCATCTTAGGAAGGAGGTAGATACAGATGGCAAATAAGCAGTTAATCAACGGAAAAGTCTATGACTGGTCAAGCGTGACAATCACAGCTTCCGGCATGGAAAACATGGAACCCATGGAAATCTCCTATGACGATGAGCAGGAGAGTGAGCCTATCTATGGCAGGGGCGGAAAGATTAGAGGTTATGGTACCGGAAATCAGAAAAACTCCGTCAAGCTTTCCTTGCTCCGTGAGGACTTCAATGAGATGTGCAGGGTCATCCAGTC